CTGATCACGATCGACTCGACTGAGGTCGATGCGGCTGCTCTGGCAGCCCTCGAGGCGATTCTGTATGCCGATGATGCTCGCCTCCCGCTTCCGGATGAGGTCATTGACATCTTCGGTGGCGGCGTGACTGTCGTCAATCTGGACCTGGCTGCAAATCAGCCGACGTTCAACAACGGTACCGGTGTCGTTACGATTCCGGCCACCGCCGGTGTCGATTATTACGTCGATGGCGAGCTTGCTGCGCCTGGTGCCCAGCCCGCAATTGCTATTGGCGACAATGTGGACATCACCGCAGAGCCGCAAGATGGGTTCTCCCTCAACGGCGACAACGATTGGTCGTTCCAGAGGGTGTAAGATGACTGAAAGGAGATCGGAGAATGCTCACAATTGTTGTTCCTGGCGTCGAAGCATTCGACGAATCGGCTCAGGAGTTCGTTACCGTCGGTGACGTTCCTCTTGAGTTGGAGCATTCTCTGATCTCTCTTTCAAAATGGGAGTCAGAATTTGAAAAGCCATTCCTCAATAAGTCTGAAAAAACTTCAGACGAGGTAATTGGCTACATACGAGCGATGACTCTTACACCAAACGTCCCAGTTGATGTTTGGAAAAAACTTACTGAAGGCAACTTCGCCGAAATTAACAAGTACATCGATGCGAAGATGACTGGCACCACGGTTTACGAATTAAATGAGCCGCCCAAGACCAAGCAAGAGATTGTTACGGCTGAACTTATCTATTATTGGCTGGTGGTTTACAACATTCCGTGGGAAACCCAATATTGGCATCTTAATAAATTGTTTACTTTGATTCGAGTTTGTAGTGTCAAGGCCGAGAAGCCTAAGAAGATGAGTAAAGCTGAAATTGCCAAACTTCATCGTGACGAAAATGCTCGTCGTAGAGCGAAGTATAACACCAAGGGATAGAAAGGAGGTGACATGCCCAAGCTCGAATGGGATCGAGTTGGAGAACGGTTTTATCAAACTGGTGTGGATCGAGGCGTTCTGTATCTTAAGGACGGACGAGTTGTGCCGTGGAACGGACTCACGGGTCTAGAAGACGGGACTAATCCTGAATTGAAATCGTATTATATGGATGGCGTCAAGATTCTGGATCATGTTACCCCCGGAGAATTTGCTGGAAAGCTTTCGGCTTTTACTTATCCTGACGAATTTAATGAGGTTCTAGGTAATCGTGATATTGGTTCTGGTCTAGTTGCCTACGAACAACCGGCGAAGAGCTTTCATCTTTCATACAGAACCAAAGTAGGTAACGATCTTGACGAGAACTATGGGTACAAGGTACACCTACTTTATAATCTTGTAGCTACTCCAGATTCTCAGAAATTTGAGACTGTTGGTCAACAACTTCAAGCGCCAGAATTCTCATGGTCTTTGACTGGTACACCACCAATTTATAACATTGATGGTGTTCGACCAACTGTTCATATTTCAGTAGATTCAAATGGTCCTCGACCGGATTTGCTTACGGCGCTCGAAGACATTTTGTATGGAACCGAATCGGCGGATCCACGTTGGCCGTCGTTGCTTGAAGTTCGACTTCTGTTTGGTGAAGTTGGTGGACTCTTCATCCTCGACAATGGTGATGGAACTTGGACCGCTTTGGATCCGAGTGATGATTTCATTACTATGCTTGATGCAGACACATTTGAGATTGATAATGCTGATGCAGACTTTGTTGATCCACCTTTGAACACAACATACACAATTTCTGATACTGAAATTCCGTTGCCGTAGAAAGGAGACAACCTATGGCTACAGTTACAGGTCTCACTGCGGAACGGATGCAGGAGATCATTGACAAAACGATCACAGATGCTGATATTGTTGCTGGTCATCTTATTCTCACACTTCAAGATGGATCGACGATTGACGCAGGTGTAGCCACACCAACAGGCAAAGGCACCGCATTTCCGGCTGGAGCAACAGATGGCGACTTGTTTGTTCGCACGGACATTGCTGGAGACCCTCTGTACAAGTACACCGACGGTGCTTGGCAGCTGTTTACTGGCGGCGGCGTGTCGAAGGGAAACGCCTTTCCTGTGGCACCTGCACCAACAGATGGCGACTTGTTTGTTCGCACGGACATTGCTGGAGACCCTCTGTACAAGTACACCGACGGTGTTTGGGAACTACAGCCCCGTATGGGAGCCACCACAGTCCCGCAAGTGTCTCTTCGTTCGTCCCTGGCCACACAGCTATCTACTCTGGATCCCGTCCTGTTTGATACCGAAGATTATGACACGGATGGGATGCATGACACGGTAACGAATACCGGACGAATCACAATCAAGACTCCTGGATTGTACTGGGTTCGTGCAACGGTTCAATGGACTACCGCAGAAGGCCAAGCGGTCTGGGTTAGCAAGAATGGCGGGGCAACGCCGCCGCTTAAGAATGAGCCAACGGGTTCTCAGAATAGATATTTGAGTACTCAGGGACTTATTCGTTGCGCAGCTGGAGATTATCTGACTGTTGGAGCGTTCAGTAGCGTTGGTGGAACGAACATCAAGGGTGGCGCCGGTAGTTATACCCAATTCGAAGCCACATGGATTGGTGGGGCGGGTCAAACTATAGACGAACGCGGGGTTCCTGCGGCCAAAGTGTATGGATCTGCTCATACCGCGGTTCCTACTGGTACCGCACCAGTTCTTTCGTTTGATAGTGAATCGCTTGATACGGATGGGATGCATGATCCCACAACCAACAACAGTAGAATTACGATCAAGACGCCGGGTCTATATTTGATCGGTGGGACAATAAACTGGCCAAATAACACGAATGGCCAACGAGAGATAGTTATCCTGAAAAATGGAGCGGCTATCGCTGCCTCAGACATGAATGCTGGTGGAAATATTAACTGGCAACAGGTGTCTGTTGTAGCAATGCTTGCTGCTGGAGACTATCTCGAGTTCATGGTTTTCCAGAACAGTGGAGCCAGTCTTACTCCAACTGCCGGAGCGGATAAGACGTTCTTTACCGCGGATCTAATTGGTTCGGGTAAAACGGTTACCCCGTTTGTCAGAGCGTACAAGACACTTTCGACGCAGAGTGTTCCTGACGGCGGTACGGATGTTGCAGTCTCGTTCGATGCTGAAGAATCTGATAATGATGGAATTCATGACAACGCAACGAATAATACGAGATTTGTGTGTCGTACCGCTGGCGTGTATGCCATTCATGCGAATGTGACATTTTCGGCAAACGCCACAGGTGCCCGATGGTTACAGATTCGTAAAAACGGATCTACACACATCGAGCAAAGAATTATCAACGCAACGGGCGATGCTCGAGACACGGCTGTAGAAATTTCATGTCTAGCAGAGCTTGCGGTCGGTGATTATCTTGAACTCGTTGTAACTGTCACCGGTGCTGGTGGTTCTCTTACACTTACTGGTGGCCAAAATGGTCGCGGTAATAAGTTCGAGATGGTCAAGATTGGTGCTCCACTTGCCGGGCAAACAGGAATGGGTCCGGCTCAAGCAGAAGTATTTACAGTAGCAACTCTTCCCGCGGCAAACACATTTCCAAATGGAAGAATTGTTGGTGTAAGCGACGGCGCAGCCGGTCAGCAAGCTCGTATGGCCATGAATGGTGCCTGGATAAATCTCGGATAGGAGAAACATGACTGACTATATTTGCTCGGAATGCAAAGTTCAAGTGTCCAGTGAGGGTACGGAAGCGCTTGACCACATGGTCAATGAGCACGGTATGGATCCGGATGCTGGCCCCCAGGACGACACCCCATATTTGATTCCTCTCGATTCGAATCCGGTGGCTCATCTGGAAGAAGTGTGATGCATGTGCATCAAGTTCACCACCAAGGGGGACTGGGGTAAGACCTACGCATATTTAAGACGTCTACAGAGCGCCAACGCTTTTGCTGTTCTTGAGAAATATGCTCAGCAAGGCGTGGCTGCTCTGCGGGCGGCTACTCCTGTAGACAGTAGTGAAACCGCCAATTCCTGGACCTACGAAATAGTTCGTAAAAAAGGTTATTACGCCATTCACTGGCATAATACTCATATGGAAGCGGGTATCCCTATTGCCATAATTCTGCAATACGGTCACGGAACCGGTACCGGAGGTTATGTACAAGGCCGCGACTATATTATGCCTGCAATTCAGCCTATATTTGACCAAATGATCGATGAGATTTGGAGGGAGGTGACTAAGTAGTGGCACGAACTGTCGACGATCGTGTAGTTTCAGCAAGTTTTGAAACCAGCAAGTTCGAAGCTGGAACCCAGAAGATGCTCAGCTCGCTCGACAAGCTCAAGAAGTCTTTGGACTTTCGGAATGCGGGCAAGGGACTGGATCAGCTTAATGCCTCTGCTAATCGTGTCAACCTTTCTCATATTGCCAGTGGTGTTGATTCAATCAGTAGTAAACTAAGTACGCTTCGGCTGACGGCCATAGCCACATTTGCCAGTATTGCTCAGCGCGGAATTGCCGCGGGGGCACAATTCGTCAAACAATTCACTTTTCAGCCAGTTCTCGATGGTTTGCATGAATACGAGAACCAGCTTAATTCAGTTCAGACGATTCTGGCAAACACCGCGTCCGCTGGTACCAACATCACGGACGTCAATGGTGCACTTAACCAGCTGAACAAGTACGCCGACAAGACGATCTACAACTTTGGTCAGATGACCAAGAACATCGGTACCTTCACTGCTGCCGGTGTGGATCTGAATACGTCGGTCAAGTCGATTAAGGGTATCTCGAACTTGGCCGCATTGTCGGGCTCGAGCGCTGAACAAGCCTCGACCGCAATGTATCAGCTGTCTCAGGCCATTTCATCTGGTCGAGTAAGTTTGCAGGACTGGAACAGTGTTGTGAACGCGGGCATGGGTGGTGCCGTGTTCCAACGGGCCCTAGCCCAGACGGCTCAAGCCATGGGTAAGCTGAAGGACGGTGCGGTTCAGCTCAAGGGCCCGATGAAGAATGTCAGTATTGAAGGTCAGTCCTTCCGTGAGTCAATCCAAGCAAAGCCGGGCCAGACTTCTTGGCTTACATCTGATGTTCTAACAAACACCCTTAAGCAGTTCTCTGGTGATCTATCCAAAGCACAGCTCAAGGCACAGGGATTCAATGACGCGCAAATCAAGGCCATTCGTGCGCAGGCTAAGACTGCACTTAATGCAGCAACGCAAGTTAAAACATTCTCCCAGCTTGTTGATACAACCAAGGAAGCGATAGGTTCTGGTTGGGCGCAGACGTTCCAGCTTATATTTGGTGACTTCAAGGAAGCCAAAAAGCTTTGGACCGGGCTAGCGGGAGTTGTTGGTGGATTTGTTAACAAGCAAGCCAACGCTCGAAACAAGATGTTGAAGGATTGGCGAGCTGCGGGCGGCCGAACCACTCTTATCGCGACCTTTAAACAGGCGTTTGAGGATCTAAATAAGATTCTTGGACCAATTGGTAAGGCATTTCGGGATATTTTCCCGAAGCGAACCGGTGGCCAGCTGGAAAGTTTGACACGATCGCTTCTGCGCTTTACCCAAGCGTTGGAACCAAGTAAGGAAACGTCAGAAAACCTCCGGAGGACTTTTCGTGGGTTCTTTGCGGTTCTAGATATTGGCAAGATGATCGTTGGTGGATTCATCCGCGTTATCGGCAAGCTATTCGGTACTGTCGGTAGCGGCTCTGGAGGATTCCTCGATCTGACAGGCAATATCGGCGATTTCCTCGTTTCGTTGGACAAGGCCCTCAAGAATGGTGACAAGCTTAGTAACTTCTTCGATGGGTTTGGGAGTGTTCTGTCGGCGCCGATCGTTCTACTTCAGAAGTTTGCCCACGCAATTGGGGAAGCGTTTGGAGCGGATGGAATTGGTCGGGCGTCAGAGTCGCTTGGTCCATTGGAAAAAATTATCGAGGGACTCGAGCGTGCTTGGGATTCCTTCCTGGGTAGTGTTGGGCAAACTCGAGAAATTGCCAAGCCCGCCCTAGAGGGTCTAAGCCAAATGGTGCAGGGGCTATCTCAGACAGTTGCCGATGCACTCAAGGACGCGGACTTTGACGCCATATTTAAGGTGCTCGAGGTTGGTCTTCTTGGTGGCATATTCTTGACTCTAAAGAAGGCTCTTGCTGGTGGTCTAGGTAATGCTCTGGCGGGGGGTGTTCTCAAATCAGTAGTTCAGGCATTCACAGGCGTGGGAGGCCTGACGAGATCGATCGGCGGAACGTTCAACGCATTAACTGGGTCTATCCAGACGATGCAGCAGAACGTCAAGTCCGACACACTGAAGAACATTGCAATTTCGATTGCTCTGCTCTCAGCATCTATTGTCGGTCTCTCGTTGGTCGATCCGAAGCGTTTGAACAGTGCGCTTACGGCTATTACGATTGGCTTTGGTCAGCTCTTGGGCGCCATGGCCATTATGGACAAGATCGGTAAGTCCGGCGGTTTCATCAAGATGCCCATTATTGCGGCATCGATGATTCTGCTTGCTGGAGCTATTGACCTGTTGGCAATTGCCGTATATTCTTTGTCAAAGCTCAGCTGGGAAGAATTGGCCAAGGGTTTGGGCGCGGTTTCGGTTCTACTTATTGGTATATCTGCAGCATCTGGACCGTTGTCGGCAAATTCCGCCGGAATGATCCGTGCTGGTGCCGGTATTACGATTATTGCAGTCGCTATGAATATTCTAGCGAAGGCTGTGAAGTCGTTTGGTAGTATGGATATGCCGACGTTGGCTAAGGGTATCGGCGGTATTGCCGTTGCTTTGGCTGGAATCGGTGCTGCGGCCAACCTGTTCCCAAGTGGCATGATTGCCATGGGCGTTGGTCTGATTGCAATCGGTGCAGCGTTGAAGCTGATCGCTGGATCGGTTGCAACTTTGGGTAACATGGACATGAAGGTCCTCGCCAAGGGTATTGGTTCGATTGCTGTGGCTCTAGCGGCAATCGGTCTTGCCATGCAACTGATGCCAGGACCGGCAATGGTTGTTACCGCCGCCGGTTTGATTCTGGTTGGTGTTGCTCTAGGCAAGATCAGCAAGGCCATTGGAGTCATGGGTGGTATGTCCATCGAGCAAATTGCCAAGGGTCTGGGCACTATGGCTGCCTCGCTTGCGCTACTGGCGCTGGGGCTTATGGCCATGTCAGGAACTCTTGCTGGATCGGCAGCACTTCTTGTTGCCGCCAGCGGTATAGCCATCCTGGCACCAGCTCTCAAGACACTAGGAGATCAATCATGGGGTCAGATAGTCAAGGGTCTAACTGCTCTAGCCGCCGCCTTCGCGTTACTGGGTGTGGCTGGAGTTGTTCTTGCCCCCGTTGCTCCTGCAATATTAGCCCTGGGCGCTGCCCTAATTGCGGTGGGTGCGGGTCTAGCCCTCGCAGGCGCTGGGGTCTTTCTTATTGGTACCGGCCTAGCTGCCGTTGCGGTAGCTGGTCCCGCCGCAGTTAAGATCCTAGTTGATGCTTTGGTTCAATTGGCCGAAGCATTGCCGAAGGTGATAAAGGGTCTAGTCAAGGCTCTGTTGCAACTGGTTGAATCTGTAGCCAAGGCAGCACCGCAGTTCGTCAAGGCTATCGGCAAGATCATTGCTCTAATGGCACAGGCGATTGTCGTGGCAGCACCACAATTGACGAAGGCATTTATTGCCATTCTTGAACTGGTATTCAATGTCCTTCGTAAGGAATTCCCGAATCTGGTTAAGACTGGAATCTCAATGTTGAAGGCGTTGTTGCAAGGCATCGCCAAGAACATTGGCAGTGTTGTCAAAATGGTAGCAACTATTGTGGCTAAGTTTCTTGGTGCCGTTGCCAACAATCTTGGGAAGATCATTACGGGTGGTGCTCAAATTCTCGCAGCAATTCTTAAGGGAATCGCCAACGGAATTAGTAAGGTAGTAAAGGCCGCCGCCGACATTATCGTAAATTTCCTCCGGGGGATTTCCAACAATATTCGAAAGGTAGCCTCGGCTGGTGTAAAGGTAATTACCAGTTGGCTAAATGCCATTGCCGATGGAGCATCGAAAGTTATTCGTGCCGGAACGAACGTAATTGTCAAATTTGTCAAGGGTATTGGCGACGCAGCCAGCAAGGTTGCCACCGCCGCATTGAAGACAGTTACCAAGTTCATTACTACTGTTACCAATCAGATTCCTAAGGAAGTAAACAAGGTTGCCACAGCAGTCATCAAGATGATGAACGCTCTGGCAGGAGTTATTAGGAAACGCGAGCCCGAATTCATTCAGGCTCTGGGTAACATTGGTCATGCGATTGTGGCCGGAATTATTGATGGCATGACGGGTCTCGGTGGTAAGGTTCTACAGAAAATCAAAGATGAACTTGGATCGCTTCCTGGAAAGGGAGCAAAACTTGTAAAGACATTCTTTGGTAAGCTTGCTACTTCGCTTCCCTTGCCCGACGGATTGACACGAGCCTTTGGTGTTACATTTACGAATACGGTCGCCCATCATCTAGGTCTATTTGTTGGTGATTTCCAGAAGAACCTAGCCAAGATTGGCGGGGCATCCAACATTGAGTTCTTGCATAATTTGGGTGAGACTCTGGGTACATCGTTCAAGGATGGTCTACTTTCTGGTATAGATCTTGGTGAAATTGATCCAATCCAGCAAGCCAAGTCGGATATTGTCAAGCAGATCGGCGATAGTCAGGCGGATATTGAGAATACGATTCTCGAATCTAATAAGACAATCCGTCAGTCTAATCACGACCTTGAGAAGGATTATGATGCTCTTCGAGCCGCTCGTAAGATCAAGGACAAATCCGATCGCAAGGATAAGATTGCTTCAGTAGAACAAGATATTAAGGATCACAAGCGGGTTCGCGAGGAAGCGGTAAAGACTCTTCTAGCGAATAACCAATTGCTTGGGATTCTTAGAGACACCTCAACATTCATTCTTCTGGACCCAAGTTATGACCAGCAAGTTACTAAGCTGGTTGCAGCTAAGCAGAAGGTCACAGATTTGAATACTGAGTTGGAGAAGCAGACCGGAATTCTCGAGGATCTGAAACAGAAAAAGCAAGCACTCTATGATCAGACCTTTGATGACTTTTCTAATCTGCCAGGTCTTGTGACTGAGGATGCCAACGGTAATCCAATCGATGCGGAAACTCAAGTTAAAAACTACATTGCTTCTCTTAGTGGAGCAGACGATGTAGTTGGAGTATTCTCCAATTCTTTGAATCAGCTCCAAAATCTGGGACTGAATGCAGAAACGTATAAGCAGCTTCTAGATGCTGGTCCTGCTGCACAGGGATTCGTAGACGCCTTGATTAAGGCGGGTCCCGGTGCAGTCAAGGCCATCAATGATGCTGATACCGATCTGAAGAATATCTCTAGTACATTGGCTAGTAATGCTTCCGGATATTTGTACGACGCAGGTATCGCGACAACGGAGGGTCTGATCAAGGGCCTGAAAGTCAAGATACCTGAAGCCGTCAAGGAAGCTGAAGATATTGCTGATGCAATTGTCAAGGCGATCAAGAAGAGGCTCAAGATCAAGTCGCCATCGCAGGTATTCGCTGAAATCGGTGGATATTCTGTTGAAGGTATGGCCCAGGGCTTCTCTGATTCGTCCCATCTGGTTACCAAGGCAATCTACGGGGTATCCGACGACGCTAAGGCAGCTATCAAGAAGTCCATGAGCGGTATCGGAGATATCGTGATGGATCATATTGATACCAACCCAACAATTACTCCAATTCTGGATCTGTCTCAGATTCAGGCTGGAGCTAATCAAATTGGATCAATACTGCCAGCATCTGCGTCGATTAATCTGGCTTCTGGTATA